TTAATTGCAGTATTTATTGCATTCGTAAATAGGGGGGTTTTTAGTATGAAAAACAATGGCTTAGTATTTAATGTATTTATTGCAATAATGCAGTCTACTACTAATACCTACAGACCCCCCCATGTCTCCCCCAGAGAGGGGGTAGGAAGGGTAGTAAGTAATAATACAATAAATAATATATATATATATATATACTATAAGAATAAGGGGTTTGGGCTGGGTGAATTAGTGCAGTCTGGGCCACTGCAATTAATATGCATTAAATACATTAAAAAACTTTCTATGAACACTTGCAATCTTCGCCAGATGGAATATATGTCAGTTATAGAGAGAGAGGAAAACACATGTCTATACGCAGAATGAAATACACCAAAAACGGATTCGATATCATCTGTCGCGTCCACGGATCTGGAACCGAATACGCCTACGCAGATATCCTGTATAAAAAATATGGCGAAGATCATTACACCTATATTGGTCTGATCTACTACACAACCACAGCTCCATGTGGAACATCACGCGATACCCCAACTTGGCATCACGTCAAAGGCGAAAGCCCAATTATGAAAACCAAATGGCACGAAGCAGCCATCAAACTATACGATGCCTTCTGCAAAAAGGAGGCAGCGTAATGTTTAACTCCAATGATAAAATCATCATCCGCGATCCCAACAATTTCTATTGTGGGAAAAAAGCCAAAGTAGTCTGCTCAACAGACTGGCCACAGGTTTGGAATGTTAGAGTGGAAAACGTCTACATCGCCATCAATGAAAAATATATGGAGGCAGCGTGATGCTTGAATATTTCAAAGAGCGCAAAGATGTTTTCCACGATAACGATGAAATTATAGATATGCTTGTGTGGTGTAAAAATGAAAAGTGCGTGGACGAATATGTTTTAAACGAAGCAATGCAAAATCTTCAGGGTTTGTACAAACTTGTCGGAGAGATGATTAAACATATTGAGGAAGCAGCATGATCGAATACTTCACAGCTCTCATCATCGCATACAATCTGCAAGGCGAACAAATCAAAACAGTCGCTTGGTTCAAAAGCCAAAGCCATTGCCAAACAGTGATGAACGAAAATCTCGCGCAGCCACTCTATGATCACATCTATGATCTCTACGGAAATGACATCTCAATGCAATGTATCGTAAGTAAACAACCATCAAAAACACTGGTCAGACCAAAGCCAAGGCCAGAAAAATGACAGAACCAAACTACGATACAGTCTCGCATTGTCCAAACTGCAAAACAAAAATGATAGCAGTAGACTCAAGACTACATTCAACGTATGGCTTTCAGACAATTAAACGCAGACGGAAATGTTTGACGTGTGACCTGAGAGCCAGCACAGTCGAAGTGCCAATCGATCTGGCAAAAGATATATTCAAAGAGGAATGAAATGAAACAAATGGAAATGCTCGAAACTCAAATCAAAGAGTTCACAACCGCACTAAATAACACCCAAACCTCAATCAATCACATGATGGTGTTCTCACAAATCTGCAAAACGCAGCCAATCAATAGCGCGGATCTCATAATCAAATTGGATATGCAAAAATCTTGCGTCAACAGAGTGCTGCACTCACTGTCAGAAAATGGCAGAGGAAAAGTCAAAGCAGCCGAATTAATCAATATCGAAATGGATCTAACCGATAGGCGGCAAAGAAATATAACACTAACCGACAAAGGCAAAAAACTAATGAATAAAATGTTTGGAACAAAAAAATGATCGTTAAATCTTGGAAATTCACAGGCTTCAAATCAACCTTCCCAGATTGGGTGCAGGAAAACTCCTCAAAAAGAAAAGGCTCAGACTTCCTGTGGGTACACACACAAACAGGCGAAGTGCCAGCCGAAGAAGGAATGTACATCGCAATCAATCTGCGAGGCCATGTCGATGTCTATGACTTCAAACCAGAAGGATGGATAAAAGAAATCGCAACAGGAATAGTCTTCGCAATCCTAGTCGTAGCCGTACTGGTGTTTATGCTCGCATGGTAAATAAACAATTCGCAAAGCATTGCTACGAACAATATCAAATGAACCACCAAGGTTATCACGGCTTCCAACACTGGGCGCGCGTGTTCCAAAACGGTAGGCACATTTCAAAAGCAGAAAATGCCAACACAAAAGTTGTCGATCTATTCTCACTCCTGCACGACACACAGCGCAGAAACGAAAATAGAGATCCACAGCACGGCTATCGTGCAGCAAAATATGCACACTCAATCAGAGGCCAATGGTTCGATCTGTCCAATAAAGAAATGCGCCTACTTGATGAAGCACTCACATATCACTCAGATGGATACACAGACGCAGACATCACAGTACAAACATGCTGGGATGCAGACCGCCTCGACCTTGGCCGCGTTGGTGTAAAACCATCACCAAAAAAACTCTGTACCCAAACAGCTAAAAACGCTATCAATAATTACTGCTCGACAGACCCACGCCTGTGGCCTGCCTCGACCTCATACAACTGACCCGCTTCGGCGGGTCTTTCTTTTTTTGAAATTCTAAATTACATTCAAAGTTAGAAAGGTATCAATATGGCAAAGAAAAAATCAAAGAACCCTGTCGGAAGACCAAAGTTCGAAGTCACAGAAGAAGTGCTGCAACGCGCAGAAAGAGCAATGGCGCAAGGCTTAACAAAAGAACAATGCGCTGCTGCGCTGGGAATTTCACGCTCTAAATTCTTTGAAATTCAGGAACAGAATGTGGATTTTTTGGACGCTATAAAAAGGGGGGAGGCAATGGGAATAGAAGAAGTGACCAATGCGCTCTTCGAAAATGCCACTGTTGAACGCGATAATACGGCCATCATCTTCTATCTAAAGAACCGCGCAGGGTGGGTGGATAAAACAGAAACAAAAGTCCACGAAGAAAAAACAATAACCCTCGACCTCACAAGGATCGGCATCAATGAACTCAGTGCAATTGAAAGAGCTTTTGAGCAATCTTACGCTGGAGCAAGTCAGAGCGGAGAAATACCGCAGATCATTGAGGGAGTTTACGAAAGCAGCTTGGCCGACGATTGAACCGGGCGTTGACTTCCAAAACAACTGGCACGTCGATGCAATCAGCGATCACCTCCAAGCAGTGGCAGAAGGCGACATCAAACGCCTGATCATAAATGTGCCGCCACGACACATGAAATCCATCAGTGTGGCCGTTGCGCTGCCAGCTTGGACTTGGACCCACCAGCCCCATAAGAAGTTTCTGTACGCCTCATATGCCTCTTCCCTGTCCATTAGAGACAGCACCAAGTGTCGCCGCCTGATCGATAGCCCGTGGTACAAGCGCCACTTCGGTGACAAGTTCGAACTAACTGGCGATCAGAACCAAAAGCAAAGATTTGAAAACGATAAGACAGGATACCGCATAGCAACGTCTGTGGGTGGCGCTCTTACTGGTGACGGCGGTGACATCATCTGCATCGATGATCCGCACAACGTAGTGGACAGCGACAGCTCCAAAGTGCGTGAAGGCGTTCTGGAATGGTGGGATCAAGCCATGCAAACGCGGCTTAACGATCCGCGCACTGGTGCTTTCGTCATCATTATGCAGCGCGTCCATGAACAGGATCTCACAGGCCATATTCTATCCAACCAGCTAGGAAATGAGTGGGATCACTTATGCCTGCCTGCCAGATACGAAATCGGCCACCCAACCCCAAGCAAATCAATGCTGGGCTTCTCAGATCCGCGCACAGCCGAAGGCGAGCTGCTATGGCCCGAAAGAATTGATGACAGAACACTCAAAACTCTAGAGCGCAGCCTTGGAACCTACGCAGCAGCAGGACAGCTACAGCAGCGTCCATCGCCAAAAGGTGGTGGAATCCTAAAGGCAAGCTGGTGGGTTCCTTGGGAAAAGGAAGACTTACCCGACATCGAATATGTTCTGCAATCATACGACACCGCATTCGAAGCAAAGGAAAGTTCCAGCTTCAGCGCCAGAACCACTTGGGGCGTGTTTAAACATCAAGGCCATGATTGCGCCATCGTGCTTGAATGCTGGTACGATAAGGTAAGTTATCCTGACCTAAGAAGGATGGCTCAAGAGGCTTACGAAGAGTGGGAGCCAGACGCTGTGCTGATTGAAAAGAAGGCGTCAGGACAATCGCTGCTGCAAGACTTACGCATGGCTGGCGTACCAGTTTTGGCTTACAGCCCAGATCGTGATAAGGAAGCTCGCGCCCATGCCAGCTCCGCACTTTTGGAAGATGGAAGGATTTTCTTCCCTTCCAACCGAAAATGGGCTAAAGATTTAATTGATATATGCGCGGCGTTCCCTGCACATCCTAATGATGATGTTGTTGATACATGCACACAGGCTTGGCTACGGTTGCGAAAAGGATGGTTTGTGGGTCATAGTGAAGACCCAGATGATGACGATTTTGTAGAAACAAGAAGGATGACGCTCTATGGCTGAACCAGAAAACATTATCCCATTTGCCGAAGGCGCTCCACCCGACGATCTCATGGTTGAGACACTTCCAGATGGTGATGTTCTTATTGGCGATCCAGAGTTGGACATGATGGATGAACTCGAAAATGCAGAGTTCGATCAAAACCTTGCAGAAACCATTGATGAACGCGAGCTTGGCCGAAAGGCGCAGGAGCTTATTGGCTTTTTTGAAAACGATAAAGAAGCCAGATCCGAATGGGAACATAGATACAAGCAAGGATTAAAAACCCTAGATCCAGACGGTGGCCTTGACGAAAGCGAAGATGAACGCGCAACTCGCGGTCTGTCTATCGTAATCCACCCAATGATCGCAGAAGCAGCAACCCAGTTTAATGCTCGCGCCATTGCGGAGCTGTACCCATCAGGCGGTCCAGTTAAGTCAATTATCATTGGCGATCCAGATGAGCAAATGGAAGAGCAAGCTCGCAGAGTGCGTGACTTTATGAATTATCAGATCACGCAGGAAATGCCTGAGTATTTTCCTGATCTGGATCAAATGCTGTTTCACCTCCCCCTGATCGGCCATACCTTCAAAAAGGTTTGGTGGGATGCCAACATGGATCGGCAGTGCAGCCAGTTCGTAAAGGCAGAAGACTTTGTGGTCGCCCCAGAAAGTAAGGATCTATACACATCACCGCGATACACGCACGTCATTCGAATGCCAAAGAATGACTTCAATCGCTACGTTAAAAACGGTTATTACCTCCCGACAAGCTACATTGGCGAAAGCATAGATCCTGTTGATGACGTGATCGGAGAGATCGAAGGCGTTGATGAATACAGCGATAATAGCCAAGACGATGTAATGACGCTGCTCGAAATGCACGTCTATGATTTGTTTGAAGGCATCGATGGCCAAGAAATGGACAGCGATGAGGCAGACGAAAACGCTGTTGCCATTCCATATGTGATCACAATCGATTATGAAAACCAGCGCGTTGTCAGCATTCGACGCAACTGGAAGCAAGATGACGAAGCCAAAAAGCGCCGTGACTGGTTTGTGAGCTACAAGTTCCTACCCGGTTTGGGCTTTTATGGCTTTGGCCTGTACCACATGATCGGCGGCTTGGGCAAAGCAGCGACTGGATC